TCGTTCGATGGTTCGACGGCGGCCTATGTCGATACTGCTAGTGGAGTATTTTCTGACAATACATGGGTGCACTTAGCAGTCTCGTTTGATGGTACTAATTACACGGTTTATGCAGATGGAGTAAATGTTGCAAGAGTAGTCAACTCTACGCAAATAGCTAATAAAACAGCTCCGCTTAGTTTCGGTAAATCAATTGATGGAGCTGGTGCTGTACGAACATATGTAACTGGCTGGTATGCTGATGGTCGTGTAATTAATGGTAGCACACTTGAATCAAGTAATACATTCCCTGTTCCTACGAGTAGAATTGATTATAGCGTTGCAAATACTCAAGCTTTGATGCATCATTTGCCGCATAAGAGACAAGCTGTGACATACAATGGCGATGCTACTATTAAAAGAGTTGGTCCATATGATTATATCGGTTATGCAAAGGCAGATCATGGTGGTTCTGTATACTTTGATGGTACTGGTGATTATATACAAACTCCAAATGGCACATATATGAACTATGGATCTGATAATTTTACATTTGAATGTTGGATATATCCACTGGCATCAAATGGAGATCGGTATATTGTTAGTGATTATACATCAGCTGGTCAGATGGCTTCAGCATCATTTCATGTACTTTTAGATGATGGTATTCTCAAATCTTATGTAAGAGTAGGAGGTGTCAATGTTATTGGTGGATTAAATGGATCTACTACAGTACAACTTAACGTTTGGCATCATGTAGCACTAGTGAGAAATGGAAATGTATTTACATTATATCTTAATGGCGCATCAGAAGCTACTGTAACACAATCTGGATCTATGAACGTTTCTAATGAACCATTTACAATCGGTAGAGGGGGAAATTATGCAGGATTATACACACAAGGTTATATTGCTGATGCTCGATTAGTTAAAGGAACTGCTGTATATACATCTAATTTTGCGGCACCAACTGCTCCACTTACTGCAATTACAAATACTCAGTTACTCACTTGCACAAATAAAAATAATATTTGGGATACTAGTTCTGGTACAGTATTAACAAAAGCTGGTAATACAACTGCAAGTAATACACAAAGAAAATTTACAACATCTTCTGCTATGTACTTTGATGGTACTGGAGATTTTATAAGTTCTCCAACTAGTCAAACTTTTGATTTAGCTGGAAGTATCGCTTGGACAATTGAAGGATGGTTTTATTGGAGTAGCTTGACTGGTGAACAAACACTAGTTGAAAAATTTACTGGTGGTAATGGCCCAGGTTGGACTTTATATAAACTTAGTTCAAATGCATTAGGATTTTATAGTGGACCTTCTACTACATTCTCTAATACTATTGGCACTGTAACTAGTGGTCAATGGTATCATGTAGCTATTACGCGAGACGCGGGAGGAACAACTCGTGGATTTTTAAATGGAACATTAAATGCAAGTGGAACATATTCTATCGGTAATAATTCTACTGGAAATCTATATATCGGATCTAGAAACGGTTCGGCAAACTATATGAACGGTTATGTTCAAGATGTAAGAATTACAAAAGGTCTAGCTAGATACACATCAGCATTTACTCCTACTACTACGGAACATAAAGCGTAAAAAAATAATTTACTTTTACCCTCCTTTGTGTTATACTATATAATTATACTATAAAGGATATACTATGATTGATTTGAAATCCATACATGAGATGTGGGCAATAGACTGTGTGATTAACAATACCAAGCTTGACGAATCTTCTCGCCAGACACCTATACTACACGCAAAGTATCTTGAGCTATTATCCACATATAAGCTTCAAATGAAACGTGCAGAGTTTCAACAGAAAAATCTCCTAAAAGATAAATGGTTGTATTACAACGGCAAAATGTCGCAAGATGATATGATCGAAAAGGGCTGGGAACCAGACCCGTTTAATGGATTAAAAATCTTAAAAGGAGATATGGACCATTACTATGATACTGATCCAGAAATTCAAGAATCTGAACTTAAAATACAGTATTATAAAAATGTTATAGATACATTAACAGAGATAATTAATAATGTGACGTGGCGTCATCAGACAATAAGTAATATGATAAAATGGAAACAATTCGAGTCCGGAAATTAACTCACGCTAATCTACATATATCATGTGATAGCGGAATAGCACAAGAACTAAATGAGTACTTCTCATTTTTTGTTCCTGGTTACAAGTTTATGCCTGCTTTTCGCAATAGAATGTGGGACGGTAAGATACGTTTGTTCACTGTAATGAGTGGTGAACTACCAGCTGGTTTGTATAATCATCTTATAAATTTTGGAGAAAAAAGATCTTATGAAATTGTAGTTGATGATTCTCCATACGGTAAACCAGACAACTATAATAAAGTAGATGTAAAAGAACTTTATAATTACATCCAGTCTCTTGGTATGCCATATGAAATTAGAGACTATCAGTTTGATGCAGTGTCTACAGGCATTCATCGAAAGCGCGGAGTAATATTGTCTCCGACAGGTTCTGGCAAATCCCTAATAATCTATACACTAATGAGATGGTATCTTGAGAACAATGCAAAAATGGTTCTCATTATTGTACCTACGACTTCTCTCGTTGAACAGATGTCCGGTGACTTTAAAGATTATGGATTCGATATAGAAAACGAAGTCCACAAAATATATTCTGGTAAAGATAAAACTACACAGAAAAGAGTAGTGGTTAGTACATGGCAATCAATCTATAAACTACCAAAAGCTTGGTTCTCTCATTTTGGCATGATACTTGGTGATGAGTGTCATGGATTTAAGTCTAAGTCTCTCATGTCTATTATGAATAAAGCAACAGAAGCAGAATATCGATTTGGCACAACAGGAACATTAGATGGAGCCCAAACACATGAACTCGTACTCCAAGGTTTATTCGGTAAAATATACCGCGTTACCACAACAAAAGCCTTACAAGATAACAATACTCTTGCGAAGCTAAGAATTAAACGTATCGCACTTACATATCCAGAAAAGGCTCGTAAAGATTTTGGTGCAAGAACGTATCAAGAAGAGATTGATTTTATTGTAGAAAATGAGCACCGAAATAATTTTATACGTAATCTAGCATTAGATTTAAAGGGTAATACACTTATTCTATATAACTACGTAGAGAAGCATGGTAAACCCTTATTTAACATTATAAGGGATAAAGCAGATGAAAATCGTAAAGTATTTTTTGTATCTGGTAATACGGATACCTCCGACAGAGAAGCAATACGAGGAATTGTGGAAGGAATGTCAAACTCGATCACTGTGGCTTCATTAGGCACGTTTTCAACGGGTATAAATATTCGTAACTTGCATAATATCGTTTTTGCTTCTCCTAGTAAATCGCAGATTAGGGTTTTGCAAAGTATCGGTAGAGGTTTAAGAAAGTCTGACGATGGTAGTACCACAACGTTGTATGACATATCTGATGATATAAGTTGGCGTAACAGAAAAAATTACACATTATTACACTCATTTGAAAGATTAAAAATGTATCAAAAAGAAGAATTCGAATATTCTACCGTTAAACTGGATATCAAATCATGAACGCTTATTATAAGCAATTTAAGCTTACCAATGGTGATGAGATGATTTGCGAATTAGTTGAAGCCGCCGATGAAGACAATGTAGAAATCGTTGTGCGAAAAGCAATGAAGATTGTTGTTAATGATGATTTAGATGAGGGCGTAAGGTACTACACAATTAAACCCTGGGTATCTTTTCAAGATCATACTAATGATTTGATAGTTATTAACTCTATGCATGTCGTAGCAGAATCTATACCGTCTGATACAATTATTCCATATTATCATGCCGCAGTCAAAGATGCTGATAAGTATAATGCTGTCAGAGCCGCAGGCTTGAGCCTTAAAGACATCCAAGAGAAACTGGGTGATCTTACTGAAGAAGAGATGGAAGAATTCATGCAAAAAAAGTATGAAGAACTTGAAAATGAAGAAGGTATTGAAGTAGATTTTGATGATGTTGATATAAGATATGATTCAGATTCTCCTAATGTTATCCACTTTCGAAAAAAGAATGATAAAACCTTTCACTAGTTGGTATACTACCCTCTCTCAAAATACTCTTTATTATAACACACTTTTTTACTTTTGTCAAGCGATTTATTAGCATATATAAAAAATATTTTTACTTTACATTTGACGATACCTGTGTTATAATTACTACATAATGAAATGGAGACGTGAATGGCACGCACTAAAAGAGCAAGCATACACTACGTAAATAATGCCGAGTTTTCTCAAGCAGTAGTAGATTATGTCACAAAAGTTAGAGAAGCCAAAAAACAAGAATCAAAGCATCCAATCGTACCTGACTATATTGCCAGCTGTTTTTTACGAATAGCTGAGGGCTTGTCTCACAAGTCCAATTTCATTCGCTACACATACCGCGAAGAGATGGTTATGGATGCAGTTGAGAATTGTTTAAAAGCAATCGAAAACTATAATTTAGAAGCCGCAACAAGAACTGGTAAGCCAAATGCATTCGCATATTTTACACAGATAACTTGGTACGCATTTCTTAGGCGTATTGCAAAAGAAAAGAAACAGCAGGAAATTAAATTAAAATATTTAACAAAGTCAGGCATTGAAAACTTTCTAGTTAACGACCATGGTGATGATATGTCCAATCAAGTGGCAGGTGCTTTTATTGATACGCTTAGAGATCGTATTGAAAAAGTAAGGCACGTTGATAGTGAAGTAAAAGAACTGGTTATCTTAGAAAAAAAGAAACGCAAGTTAGGACTAGCAGATTCTAATCTGACGGAGTTTTTAGAATAATGAAAGTGGCTGTATTAAATGACACACATTGTGGCATACGTAACTCTTCCGAAATCTTTCTCGAAAATTCAGAAAGGTTTTTCTCAGAAATCTTTTTTCCTTACTGTAAAGAAAACGGCATTGAACAAATCTTACACTTGGGCGACTATTATGACCACAGGAAATTTGTAAACTTTAAAGCCCTTAATCATAATCGTAAAGCATTCTTAGACCCACTTCGTAAGAATAAAATGAAGATGGATATCATTCCTGGTAATCATGATACATTTTATAAAAATACAAATGATTTGAATTCTCTGAAAGAATGTCTCGGTCACTACATGAATGAAATCCATATCGTTATGGAACCTCGTGTGATGGAATATGGCTCATTGAAGATTGCTTTGTTACCTTGGATTAATCCAGAAAACGAAGAATCTTCTATGAAGTTTATCAGAGATTGTAAGGCTGACTGGCTAGGTGGACATTTAGAGCTTCATGGTTTTGAGATGATGCGTGGCGTAGTTAATCCTCATGGTATGGATCATAAGCTACTATCTAAGTTTGAGCAAGTGCTTACTGGTCACTTTCATACATCTAGTAAACAAGACAATGTATTTTATCTTGGCTCTCAGATGGAGTTTACATGGAATGATGCTGGTGATAGTAAGTATTTTCATGTCATAGACACTGAAACGAGAGAGATAGAAAGAGTATTAAATCCTTTCACTTTATTTGAGAAAATACTTTACAACGATGAAAAAACCAGCTATAATGATTATAACGTTTCACATTTGAAAGATAAGTTTGTTAAGGTCGTTGTTATCAATAAAACAGATATGTTCTCGTTTGATAGGTTTATCGACCGTATTCAGAACCAAGATATTCATGAGTTAAAGATTGCTGAAAACTTCAGTGAATTTACTGGTGAGAATGTTGAGGTAGATGACACAGTTAATTTTGATGACACTACAGAAATAGTGGACTCGTACATTGATGGTGTTGAGACTGATTTGAATAAAGACAGAATTAAAGTTCAGATGCGTGAATTAATGTCAGAAGCACAGGCTCTTGAAATAGTATGATTACATTTAAAATACTTCGTTATAAAAATTTCTTATCGTCTGGAAATACTTTTACCGAAATTGATTTGAACAAAGATAAATCTAATCTTGTTGTGGGTCATAACGGTGCTGGTAAATCCACAATGCTTGACGCTTTGTCTTTTAGTTTGTTTGGTAAAGCGCACAGAAACATCAGTAAGAATCAACTGGTAAACTCTATCAATAATAAAGCCACACTTGTTGAGATTGAATTCACTATTGGTATCAATTCATTCAAAGTAATTCGTGGTTTAAAACCGGGCATATTTGAGATATGGAAAAACGGCACGATGATTAATCAATCATCGCATGCTAAAGAATATCAAAAAATCTTAGAACAAAATATTCTTAAGTTAAACCATAAGTCGTTTCATCAAGTCGTAGTTCTCGGTTCATCATCTTTTATTCCATTCATGCAACTTGCTAGTGGACACAGAAGAGATGTTATCGAAGACTTGCTAGACATTAATGTATTTTCAAAGATGAATGGCATATTGAAAGAGAAGAATGGTCATCTCAAAGAAACTATAAAATCGCTTGATTATAATATTGATATTGTAAAAAACAAAATCGAAGCGCAAAACAAGTACATTCGTGATATCACTGCTCTTACAAATGAAAGTAGGAACCAATATGAATCTAAGATACATGCGTTGCAGAATAGCATCGATGAATTACAGGCTGAGAATAGTGAGCTTAGCCTCGGACTCGATGAATCTGTATCTGAAGCCGAAGCAAGGCTGGGATCTTTACAGGATAGGAAACAGGACTTACTCCTCAGAAGTCAAGATAGGCAAACGCGTCTCGGCGACATCAGCAAACGGATCGCATTTTTCGAAGAGAATGAGGCGTGTCCCGTATGCGACCAAGCCATTTCAGACGGCCATAAACATGAGATTTTACGGACAGAAAAAGAATCTCAGGATAGCGGGAAGGCAACGCTCAAGCAAATTGGAGTTGAAGGCCAAGGAGTGGAGTCGGAGATTAAAGAGCAGACTGGCGTACTTTCAACGCTTCGAGATCGGGTACATAAACTCACTTCCAACTCGCAAGAGATTTCAAAACTCCAAAAAGATATTGGAGAATCTCAAAAGTTCTTAGATAAAGAAGTCTCTGTTGATTTGAATAAAGCTAAAGAAGACCTATCTGACTATAATAAAGAAAAAGATAACATGATGGAGCATAAGCTAACTCTGTCAGAACAGTTTAGCTACAACTTAGTTATTCATGAAATGCTGAAAGATACTGGTATTAAAACTAAAATTATCAAACAGTATCTTCCTGTAATGAACAACCTTGTAAATCAGTATCTACAAACGCTAGACTTCTTTGTACATTTTAACTTGGACGAATCTTTTCAAGAAACTATTCGCTCACGCCATCGTGATGAATTTACTTACGATTCATTCAGCGAAGGCGAGAAACAACGTATCGACTTGTCTCTGCTATTTACTTGGCGCCAGATTGCTAAGATGAAGAATTCAGTAGCAACAAATCTTTTGGTCTTAGATGAAACTTTTGATTCTTCTCTTGATCATGACGGTGTGGATAACCTTATGAAAATTCTATACAGTCTAGGTGATGACACCAATGTATTTGTCATCTCTCATAAGGGTGAGATATTAGACGGTAAGTTTAATAATAAAATCGAATTTGTCAAAGAAAAGAACTTTTCTGTGATGAAAACAGCTTGACTATTCCATCAAACTGGTGTATAATATTAATAATTGAAAATCTCAACTGGAAGGTAGATTATGGAACTCTCTGAAAATACACTCTCTATTATGAAAAACTTTTCTGGTATCAATCAGAATATGTTGATCAAACAGGGTAATACTATTCGTACTATTACCGAAGCGCGAAATGTCTTAGCAACGGCTGTTGTCGATGCAGACTTTCCGCAAGACTTTGGCATCTATGACCTCAATGAATTTATTGGTTCATTGTCTCTTGTAGACGCGCCTAACTTAGATTTTAACGAAAGCTTTGTTACCATTGGTGATTCGACTGGTCGTTCTAAAATTAAGTACTTCTTCTCTCCCGAAGAAACTTTAACAACACCAAGTAAAGATATTAACATGCCAGCTGGCGAAGTTAAGTTTGTCTTGGACAATGAAACCCTTAGTAAAATTCGCCGTGCGGCATCTACCCTCGGTCATGATGAGGTACTGGTTTCAAATAATAATGGCACACTGACGCTTTCTGTTGTCGATAGCCAAAACTCTACTTCGAATTCGTATGCTATTGATATTAGCGGCGAGTTTGATGCTAACACCAACTTTAACTTCATTCTAAATATAACAAACTTGAAAATTATTTCAGGTGACTATGATGTAGAAATTTCATCTAAGTTGATTAGTTGCTTTAGTAATAAAGAACTAAACTTGAAATATTGGATTGCACTTGAAAAAACATCTTCTTACGGAGCTTAAATAAATGAGTAAAGATACTAAAGAACCTGATCAGTATGATCACCTAATGACAGTGAGTAACTCGGTTGCTCGTTCTTGTGTGGCTGTCGTTGATGCAATGACACAACGCGGAGCAATTAAAGGCGAAGAACTTTCGACTATTGGTAAATTGCGTGATGATGCTGTACAAGTTATCCAAGCTGTTGAAAGTATTCAACAAGAAAGAGCGATGGAAGAATAAAAAGTCTTTACATTGTTTCCTATAAGTGATATAATATATTTTT